CAAGGGTTACGCCAAGTAATCTATCTCTAATACCCCAAAAGTTAGGTGCGTGTTGCTGTAAAAGAACCATTGACATACCAGCAATTGGACCTGAGAATGTAGGAATAGAAGAATTTGGGTCTAATGATGGTGATAAAAACTTAACTTTACCAGTAAACTGTAAAGATACTGGTAGTTTAAGATTTGAATTACCATCCATAAATCTATGAGCAATAGATACGGCATTATAAATTATATCATCACCAGGAAACACAAAGTATAATTCATCGTTTTCATCTTCATAGATAAAACCTGAATGTTCTAATCCTTGAGTTGCTAAACGTAAACGAACAATAGAATCTGTTTGCTTACCACCAATTCTGTAAGCACGTCTCCAAAAATCTTCCGTTGCACGATAAAAACGAGCAAAGTTACGTAATCCAAATGCAAGATTAGTTCTAACTAGAGGATTATCAACAAAATCCAATGTTCTTTTTGCTGCTGCGTCTGATGATATTCTTGCAGCATACTGTCTTGCAAGAGTATCTGCTTCCTTAGGAGAAAAACCCTTTTCAGTTAATTGAGAAAATTTAAGTCTTTCAAGTGGTCTAAACTGATTACGATAGTAATGTAGGTTAGCATAATAAATAGGCTCTCTAGTCAAAGTTGTTATTTGACGGTCCATCCACTTATAGCCTTTTTCGTTCATTATTTTTATAAATGAACCCATATCGTCAGCAACAGGAATCCATTTCTGACTTAAGACAGTATCTGGTAAATCTTTTTGGTTCATTGTGCGAAGCATACTTGTATCAATGTCTGGAGTCCAGACGTCTTTGTTGTCAACTTTATTGTAAACAAGTTTGACTAGGTCAGGGTTAACGTCTCCTGCTTTATTGAGAAATGGTTGACGAGCAGAAAAGTATATAGATGTTGCTAATTCGGTATTACTAATGTTTTCATTTAAACTATTAGTAAAAGCACTTGACAATTGTGGGTTGTTATCTAACTCTTTACGTATTTCTTCAATTGCTTTTTTGGAATCATTAATATATTTAATAGCAATTCTTGATGTTCCTGGACCAGCAGTACGTTTGTACGCTTCAATTGTCCAACTCATATAATAAGAATCTGGATTTTCTTGTAATTTCATTTCAACTGCTGGACCTTCAGTGTTGAATTGTTTCTTAAACTTATTATAGTTAACGCTGAATTCTAAATTCTTACCATATCTTTTACCAACTTCTGATGAAGTAGTGTATCCTTGGTCAGCAAAGTTATTTAAACTGGTACCACCAGTTACTGTCATAGTTGTTTCTTTATATCCACTTGAATCTATATCATATAATATAATATCTTCTAAGTCTTTTTCAATTTGTTCGTCATTAGTTTTAAGTATTTTACCAAGAACACCTTTACCAGTCATTCCAGACCTGTAAGCCATTTGCATATTCTTAGTAACGTTCTCAATACTGCCATCTTCTTCAACACTTTTTGCAATTTTCTTACTTACGCCTGGTTGAAACATAGAATACAATGCGCGAGAAGGGTAACCTACTCCTCTTGCGTCAAAGAACTTAGAATCAGCATTTAAAGAACGATTCTTAGCACGACTTGTTCTATATCCACGAGTAATTAAAGATACCAATTGTTTAGGTGTAGCAACTAAGCCAAATACGCCAATTTCTTCAATTGCAGAACGAATACCTAAACGTGGTACAAGAGTTAAGAAAGTCCAAGTACTTACAATTGATTCAGAGTACTTGTTATTAAAAACTGCTCCAAGTGATTTAAGTTGAGCACCTTTTCTGCTGTAAACTGCTGAACGTATGGCTCTAAGGTCAGGTGTTTTTAATTCAAATACTAATTGGTGTTCCATTGTTGCAGCAGCATTGTCAGAACCTAATCTTGCAGGATTCCAAGGAACAGCGCCGCCTACTTTTTTAATGGATTTTAAAACTCCACCATCTTTATTGAATACTTTGTCAAGAAACTTTTTTGATTCGTCAGGAAGAGCCTTGTATATTGCAGGAGTAAGCAATTCATCTTTTGCGTATTGTTGAACTCCATAGAATTTTTCAATCTCACCCATTAATTGTGCATTATCCATACCTTGGTATAGTCCAAGAGAATCAGATATTGCAAATACTAAACCTTTATGAATGTTTTTACGTTCAGCAACACTAGCAGTTACCCAGAGTCTACCTAATTCATCAGCATCTGGACGAGAAAGATTAGCAATACGACCTAAACTTACAACATCTTTAAGAGATTCTAAACCTTCATCTATTACAGTACCATCTTTAAGGGTTACTCTGCCGTATTTAATGTTTCTTGTTGTTGGTGCTATTTCAAAAGTACGAGTAAACTTACTTGCCTTACCTGCAGATTCTTTAATTGCAGTCATTAATTCATTTCTGGCTGCATCATCTTTAAGAAAATCTGTTTTAGCAATAGTTTTAAGTAATGTTTCAGCAGTTATACCAGCAGCAGTAACGCCAACCTTGGTTGTACTGATTCCAGTTTTTCTAAGTAGAGCATCTTTAATTTCATTTTTAAATCCACGATATATACTGTAGGTTGGAAGAACAGGCTTACCGTATATTCTTGTACCGTTAATAAGGTTGTCAAAATTTTGAGCATCTTGCAAGAATTTTTTAGCAACAGATGCATTAAATACTTCGGCTTTAACTAATTTCTGAAGAAGTTGTGGACTAATATCTTTACCAAATTGTCTATTAAGAATACTAAATGCTTGGGCTTTTTCTGGGTCAGTGCCTTTAGCGTAACGTTCAATTTGAGCACCAGCATTATCGTAAAATCTAGTTACTGCTTTTCCATAAATTGGATTATCAAAAGCATCGCCAATTTTTGCACTAAGTGTTGCTTTGTAAGCAGCGCTATTTACAGCGCCTGCACCTTCGGCTGCTTTAATTGCTTTTAATACACCGATTGAACCAAGTTTAGATGCTGCCCCAATATAAGGAATGTATGATAATGGGTCAAATACAATATTAGTTGCTAAATCACCAGTAGCAGAAACAATACCAAATGCTTTACGTTTAGCAGTTCCGTATTCTCCTGGTTTAACTCTTAATTTAAAAACATCATAAGCAAGGTCTCGACCAAAAGAAATCTTAGCAAGGTTGTAATCGCCTAATGCTTCTTGCATTGTTTTATTATTTTGAACATCAAGGTAATCTTCATATGCTTGTAACTCTTCAGGATTTGCAAGATTAAGATTTGCTAGGATTTGTCCAGCGGTTTTACCCATAGATGCCATCTTGGCAACTTTAGCAACACCTTTAGAATAGAAAGTATCAACTTTTTGTACACGGTCTCTATCAAAAACTGCTTCTCCGTTAGCGCCTGCTAAATCCCAGGCTTTAGAGAATGAAATGTTTTCTTGATTTGCAAATTTAGTAACACGATATAGACCAGTTACAGCATTAGCGTAACTTCTTAAACCGTCAAAAACTTTAGTAAGTTTAGTCTTCTTATCTTTTTGAATGAACAAAGCATCAGGATTCTGTTGAGCAATAATATCTTGGATGCCCTTGTCAAGTTTATTGTATTCTTTGTTTGCTTCAGCAACATCGTTAATACTAGATAAACGTTGACTGACATTTTGTATACCAGCCCAACCATTAAGTTCAGCATTTTGAGCAGGAGTAGGATTAAACTTAGTTACAGTTTTGTATAGTTCTGCTGAATAATTTTGTATCTCTTTATTATCAGCCATTTACTGTCCTTGTAATAAAGCGTTTTCGTAAATTGCTTTGACTTCTCCTGAAGAATCAGCATTAATCATACGTCCTAAGATACCTGTTAATGTCTCTGGTTCTGGATTAAGATTGCCAAAAATTTCTGGTCCTGGTCCTTCACCAAATGGTAAACCTACTTCAGCAGGTTGGTCAGGAAATTGTGTCTCAGCAGTTAATGGAACAACTGCAGACTTAGGGGCAGCGCTTGCAGCGTTTCCTGTTTGAAGATTAGGAGTCTTAACTGTTCCAGCCATAGGACTTACTCTTTGCTGGTCCATTAATTGTTTACCTTCGCCATATTTTGTTGAATTCATTTCACGCATTGGCTGAGTTGTACGGCTAGAAAGATTCTTGTCGGTACGTTTGGCGCTTCTACCTACGCCTGAAACTACTTCGTTAGCCATTTAAATTCCTTAAATTTATAATTGTCCTAGTAGTGCTTGAATATCTGGTTGTCCTTGCATTTGTAACGCTTGCTCTGGTGCTGTTGGAGAAGGACCCCCTGGAGGCGCTTCAACTGGAGCAGCAGGGACAGGTTGCTCGGCAGGAGCAGTCATCTCAGCAGGGGGAACTTGTGGGGCTGGAGTAAAGACTTTTTGTACAGCATCTTCGATGTTTGTACCTTTTTGTCTTTCTTTGATTACTTCAGCAATGCTATTAACAAGTTGACTTGGGTCTTGTCCCTGTGCTGCGAATTGTGGAATTGCTTGTGCTAGTGAGGCAACTGATGCGTTTAAGTTATCACGCATACGTTGAACGTCAATTGACTGTTGTTCTCCGCCTACGTTCATTGACCAAGGTAGTTCGCGCATTACGAAATCTCTTGATACTAAATCTGCACCTAATGCTTGTAGTGAGAAGATTAATGCACGACTTGGGTCAAGTCCTGACATTAAACCATAACGAACTTGAACTGAATAATCTCCACGAATATCTCTACGTGGTTCATAACTTAATTCAAATCTTGCACCACCAGAAGAGGCTGCAATTTTCTTTTCATCAGGGAATAACTTTTCATCCATCTTAAGACATAATGCAATTACGTCTTCAAATACATCTGACAAAATTTGTTGACCAGTTTTAACCTGGGTATCAAATGCGCCTAATAGGGCTTGTACACCTTGTCCTGTTACAACGCTGGCATTAATAACACCAGAACGTCCTTCAGGATAACGTGCGCCAAGGCGCATTTCTTGTTGCAATAGTGCTGCTTCAGTAAACGCAGCAGGTGGAACCTCTAAGCCTACACGGCGAATGTTCTGCGGTTGAGCAGTTCTTAACACAGCGTCTGGACCAAAGGCAAATTCTTGTACGTCATTTGGAACTGCTAATGGAGCGTTAATAGATTTCTCTGCTGCGTCCATTGCTAACTGTGCAAATCTTGCGCGTGCTATTTGAACCCAAAGAACATCATCAAATTGACCGCGTGGTTCATTGTCAATTCCTGGGCGCATAGCAACGCGAACCATTACTTCACCCATTGGGTTGTCAGTACTGGTTAAAACTAAATTACCTCTATTGGGTAAGTATAAAAGAATGGTGTCTTTGTCTTCATAACGAATCATTTCTATTTCAGAATAAAGGTCAACTTCATCCATTCTGTATCCGTTAAGGATTTCTCTTTCAAATTCTGGAAATTCTGTAATAAGTTCAGCAATGGTTTTAACGTAGCGTTTAGTAAATGAAGCAACTCTACCGTATCTATCAAATTCAGGATAAGAACCAAGTGGATTTTCTACACGTATACGCGGGATGTTGCTTTCAAAGTCTGCTTCAATGACAATAGGTAAGAAACCGTAAGTTCCGTACCAATCAGCGCCAGTGTACATTTGGGTTTGTAAGCGTGAGTGTTGAACATAGTTATTAACAACAAGGGTTCTAATGTCTGCTGATTTTTTAGCACGGTCAGAATTAGTATTAGTTGTTGTACAATTAAATGAAGGTAGTGGTGCTAGAACTTCAGAGACGTCTCTTGCTGCTACGTCTACAAAGTTTGCAATCATTGCTTTACTTGCACCCTCTGGGAACATTTCAGGAAACACGTTTACAAGGTTGCCCCTACGTACTTCTAGAACGTCACCCATACGAGCATCACGCGCGGAGTTACGGCGTTTGAGTGCTTCAACCTTGGTTGCTATCTGTGTTATATTAAGAGCCACTAATTTCCTTATTGATAGAATACTTCTGCTTGTTGTTCGGCAAATGCCTCATCTAAATCTATTACATATCTTGAGTTAAGTTGTTTTCTGGAGTGCCATCTACTATTAGTAAACTGGGTAAGATGGTTTCCTCGTTCTAGCCACTCACGAATAACAATCTCCGTAAACCATAAAGCCATAACGCAATCAGTAGGTTGACGTTTACGTGCATCAGGTTTCCAGGTTATTAACTGGGTTACTAAAGCCTTGACTCCTTCAGACTTGTCAGTTGAAGGTAGTTCAATCATATTTGAGTTCTTTACAAATTTTTCATTCGTAGTCGTTCCAAAGAGTGGAGCCAAAGACGCAACACCGAAATCAACGTCCCACTTGTTGTTGCCAGTGAAATGCTCACGGAATACGATTCCGCGCGAAGATAGAAAGTCACGTATTCCCTCGTCTTTGGTGAGGAAGAGTTGGAAGGCATTTTTCTCCGCTACTACCACGTTAGGCTGATATTTAACAGCCCACTCTTGGATTAAGTTTTTAATTTTTTCTGGGGTTGGGTCTGTCATATTGCAGACATCAAGAACGTATCTTTTCTTGTTATCAACATTTACAGCCACAATTACTGCTGCAGTTGCTCCAGACATAGCAGGGTCAATACCCATAACTATGCGATAGTTGCCAGGGTCTTGAGGATGACCTGGTGCTCCGTAATGCAGTATGCCAGTTTTACGCATACCTTGAAGAGAACTTTGCACACATATTGGTGGGAAGATAGAATCGTCTTCAACATCTTGCTGCTGATAAACCATAGCCCAAGTAGAAGGGGTAACTTCAGAGCGTCTTTGGAATAGTGTGGGACCATCCCATTTAGGGTATAATCCGTCTACGTCAGGTGTCGTGTCCTCATCGCCATCCCAAGGTCTGTCTGACCTCGCCCATAGCGTTACCCACTTCTCTGGGTCTTCGTTGAACTCTAATACTGCTGGCATAGCCAGATATGTGAATGGAGTTTTATTTCCAGACCAGTGTTCGGGGTTCCGAAGTTCTCTGTATAGGTCGATAGAACCTATTCGTGTCCCTACAACTAAAAGTTTTCCATTTTTGCCGAGACGAGTTATAACTTCTTTTTGCAGCCAGTTAATTTGTTTTTCCCACTCGTGGGAGTTGGCACCAGTTATAACGTCATCAAGGATAATCAAGTCGGCGCGTGCGCCGTAAATTTGTCCGCCCATACCAAGGGCTTGTAAGGTCGGGTCTTTTTCGCCAGAGTCTCTAGTCTCAGTACCTAGGTAAACTGTGTCAGTTCGCCAGGTCTCTGAGTCTTCTTTCCAACCGCCCTCAGGTCCATACATTTGCTGCATCTTCTGCCAGCGTGGATGGCTGAGGCGTTGCTTAATGGCATACACAAATTCTCGTGCTTTAGCCAAAGTTTTAGAAACAATAATAATACGAACGTTAGGGTTTAGAGCCACACGAAAGGTTGAGTAGTTAACCGTGATGGTAGTAGACTTAGCGTGCTCAGGAGGTATGTTTATTAAAACGCGATTTTTTGTAGCAGGCTCATAAGTCATTGCTGAATGAATCCACTCAGGTTCACCTTTTTCAAGAAGGGATATAAAATTGTCCTGGTGGGGGAAAACCTTCATCTCTAGGTATTCCTCAGAGAAGGTCTTAAAGTCTATGCTGTTCTTGTCTGCGTCCTTGCTCTTGGCGCGGACATTATCTCTATCAGTTCGGGCATTATCCATTTGCTCGCGGAAGTGCTTATCAGACTTAATCCAATACTTGACCGTATCAGGTTTGATGCCAGCCAACTTTGAGGCGGCGTCATTGGTCATCCCAGAGGCAATACCCTTAAGGTAGTCCTCTTTCTTTTTGCCAGACTCAGCCTTTAGATGGTGCGACAATCCTGCTTTTGCTGCCATTGGAATTCGTCCTTTTGCTTTAGGGATAGTATTATATATTATATAATACTATACAATAGCAAGTTGTCGCCAAAGACAACTTGCGTATACACTACCCTGTTGCCTTTACCCATCGGCAACAGTAATATAATATTATTTTGTCCTCTACTATATATAAGGTGTTACCGAGTAGTTTGGTAACAGTATTTTACAAAGTATTTTTTAGGAAGTATATAACTGCAGGTCAGAGCATTTGTAATAACCT